AACCGATAGGTTGCGTGAGAACGGAGGTGCATTAATTGGTTTTAACTGGGATTCTTACAGGAAAAATTTATGACAACTGAACAAAAAATTGCGGCGGCTAAAAAACGCATCGCTGAATTAGAATTATTAATTAAACTATGGAGCAAGTAATTATGGAAGAAAAAACTATTTTGCAAATTGCTAAATACAAATGTCAATTGGCAGAATTGGAAAGGCAATGGTGGTTTGAAGATTTAGACGATAGGTTCTATATCATTAACCATGATCGGATCAAAGAAGAAATAAAGAGGTTAGAAAATGATTGAGATAGTTTTAGGCTGGCCTCCATCGGATCTATCACCAAACAAAAGATTGCATTGGGCTAAATTAGCATCAGCAAAAAAACAATACAGGAAAGATTGTTTCAGTGTATCTAAAGAACAGTTGAAAAAATTTAAAAACGTAACTGAAAATATACCAGAGAAGTTAGTTTTAGAAATGACATTTATACCACCGGACAGAAGAAGTTATGACCGAGACAACTTAGTTGCTAGAATGAAGGCAGGTATTGACGGACTCGCAGACGCATTACGCATAAACGATAAACGTTTTAATACTGTTATTTCAACTATGGATCAAGACTACCTCGGTGGTTTTGTCCGCATACGCATACTACAGGAAATTCCTTATGGCACGAAAGATCAAAAACCTATCCGTCAAGACACGAGAATACAAAGATAAAGACGGTAATCCTAAAGCCAATTGGCAAAACATTGGTGTCATTATGGAGAACGACCAGGGCAAACAATTTATGTTGTTAGATAAATGGATAAATTTTGCAGGGATACCTGACTTTAGTGGTAAAGAAAATTCTTCATCAGTTATGGTAAGTATTTTTGATGTAGATGATAACTACCAATCCAAAAACAATAGCCCATCTTATAAAGGGCAAGATAACGATCTTCCATTTTAAAGTAGCCCCAGAATGACCGGATTATTTAATCACTCTGGGGCATAGGCTCTAGAGTTGGGGAAGAGAACTAGAACCTACCAAGCCACCACCACTGCTTACTTTTTAGGTGGCTTGGGTTTTCCGTATTTTTTACCAGGCATAATAATTTCCTTTTCTTAATTATGAAAGAATTTTTTAATTCTGTCCATAGTTTTACGCTCTTCTCTCATGTGTTTTTTAGTAAGCATTGCCTCTAGTTCTATTACTCTGCCTAATAACCCTGCAAGAAACACATCTTGTTTCATTTGATGCCTAATTAAATGCGTGCAATATCTTTTTACTCCATCGTAATCATCACTTTTTAAAACTTCTCTAATACGCATTTCAACAGATAACTGCAACTCTATTGGTGGTTCTTCTATTTCAATGTTGAGAAATTTATCTTTAGTCATTAGTTTAATTTTGGAAATAAATTCTGCTCTAATAAATCAACAGCTTTATCGTCTAATGTATTCGAGGTCTGTTTTACAAATGCACGACAAAGATCTACCACTAACCTTTTACAAGCTGTTGTAGAAAGGAAGCGTAATAATATAGGTTTTAATAATTTGTACATAGTTTGTTTGTTTTTCCAAACATAGCACACGTTATTGGATCTTGCCTTCTATTCTGCTAACCGCTTCT